ATGGGCGTTACGTTGCCTGCGCCTGAGAAAGAGATGCCTAAAGATTTGGAAGTTGAACTTTCCAAGCTTATTGCTGTTGCATCGCAGCAATTGTTGCAAACCGATAAAGCTCAAGCCGCGCAGCAGCAAGCCCAACAACAAGCTCAAGACCCCCTTATTCAGATGCAACAAGCTGAAATCCAACAGAAAGGGCAAGAGATTCAAAGAAAGGCAGCAAAAGACCAAGTTGACGCCCAACTCAAAGGGCAGCAGCTACAAATTGAAAGAGAAAGAATCCAGCAACAAGCGCAAACAGACGCTATGCGTATCGAAGCGCAAACAGAACAGGCCAGAATCAGAAGTGAGAATGACCACGACCTTGAAAGAACCCGTCTAGGGGTTCAAACGGCTATTGAACAAGCCAGATTACGCAAAGGTCAGCCATGATTGATAAGTACCTACGTCTTCTTACCAAACAGATAGACGACAAAGTTGAAATTCTGCGTGAAGCCGCCGGTAACGGGTCGGCTAGGGACTACGCAGAATACAGAGAGATGGTCGGTGTGATTAAAGGTCTGCACACCGCTCGTTTAAACGTCCTAGACCTACTTGATAAGCTTGAGGAACCTGATGACTAAACTCGTATTGGCAACTGAAAACGGCGAAGTCCCTGAAAACGCCGAAGACAAAGCCAAACAACTCCCCCAACCAGCCGGATATCACATCCTTTGTGCCGTCCCAGAGGTTGAAGAGGAGTTTGAAAACGGACTTATTAAGTCCTCGCAGACCGTTCACTACGAAGAACTGCTAACTACAGTGCTTTTTGTGGTGGCTTTGGGTCTAGACGCATACAAAGACCCCAAAAAGTTCCCCTCTGGTCCTTGGTGCAAGCAGGGAGACTTCGTTCTAGTACGTCCAAACGCAGGTTCTAGGCTGGTAATCCACGGCAAAGAGTTCCGTTTGATTAACGACGACACCATTGAAGCTGTTGTGGATGACCCACGCGGCATCAAACGTAAATAAGGAGCTAGAAATGGCTGAATTTGAGAAAGAAGAGTTTAAATTCCCCGATGAAATCGAGTCTGAGGTCACAAACGAGGCCGAAGACGACGACATTGAGGTGGAAGTTGAAGACGACACCCCGGAAAAGGACAAAAACCGGGAGCCTTTGCCCAAAAAGGTGGCAGAAGACCTCTATAACGATGAGTTAGAGGACTACTCAGCTAAGGTAAAGGGCAAATTAGTCGCTCTAAAGAGGCTTGCACACGACGAAAGACGCGAAAAAGAGCGTGTTTTGCGTGAAAACCAAGAGGCTACAGCCCTTGCAAAGCGCCTATTTGAAGAGAATAAACGCCTAAAAACCTCTCTAAATGACACTGAAAAAGTCACTCATTCGACCATTTCAAGGGCAGTAGAGCTTGAATTAGAGAAGGCAAAGACCTCTTATAAAGAGGCATATGAGTCTGGTGATACAGACAAAATCCTTGAAGCTCAATTGGAATTGAATCGACTTTCCAATGACAATGAGAGAGTTAAAAACTATAGGCCAACCCCTTTACAAGAGGAAGAATTTCATGTTCCAATAGAGGAACAGAGGCCAAAGGTTGACCCTACTGCTGTTCGCTGGCAAAAACAGAATCAGTGGTTTGGTCAAGATAAGGTGATGACGGGCATGGCATTAGCCTTGCACGAAGCACTGAAAGACGAAGGTATCGTTGTGGCTTCTGACGAATACTACAAACGCATTGACCAAACAATGCGACAGAGGTTCCCTGAGAAGTTTCCCAAGGCACCTTCCAAAAGCTCGATTGTGGCTCCCGCAACTCGTAGCACATCCTCTAAGCGTATTGCTTTGAAGACCTCGCAGGTCAACATTGCTAAGAAGCTTGGAATCACTCCTGAGCAGTACGCTCGGGAAGTCTTAAAACTGGAGTCATAAAATGGCTGACCGTACACCTCGTGTTCTTGAAACCCGCGCAGTTGAAGCCCGTCCTGAGTTCTGGCGTCCACCAGAGCTTCTACCGGAGCCGGATAAACAAGCTGGGTACACCTATCGTTGGGTTAGGGTTTCTCTTAATGGCAATGCTGACCCTCGCAACGTTTCCTCGAAACTTCGGGAAGGTTGGGAGCCAGTAAAGCTAGAAGAGCAGCCACAGTTTCAAATGCTTGTTGACCCTAACAGTCGATTCAAAGACAACGTTGAGGTTGGTGGGCTGTTGCTCTGCAAGATTCCTGAAGAGTTTATGAAACAACGTGCGGCATATTTCGACGAAATGTCTCGTAAACAGACGGAATCAGTAGACAACAATCTTATGCGCCAGAGTGACCCAAGGATGCCTATCTTCAATGAAAGACGCTCCACGGTAAGCTTCGGCAAAGGCAGTTAATTTTTAATGGAGCTTTAAATGGCTTACCCTGTTATTAGTTCTCCCTACGGCCTAGTTGCCGTAAATGAGTTCGGTGGGTTGGTGTATGCGGGTTCCACCCGTATGTATCCGATTGCCACTGGATACTCGACCAGTCTCTTCAATGGTCAAACCGTTAAGCTTTCTAACGGCACAATCATTGCTGACAACTACAGCGCAGCATCCTCGCCAACGACTCCTATTGCTGGAACGATTGGTGTGTTTGTTGGCTGTCAGTATGTCAACAGCATGTCGCAGACCATCCAGAGCCAGTATTGGCCTGCGAGTACGGTCTCCAACTATGCAGTTGGCTATGTTATTGATGACCCCCGCACGGTGTTTAAAGCCGCTGTAACGGGTCAGGGCACCTCGTTGGCAAACACGGCTAACACGACCATTGGTTATGTTAACCCTGCGTTTGTTGGTACTAACATGTACACCCTGACGGGTAACGGTGGTTCAACGACCAATGGTAATTCGTACCTTGCCCTAACCGGCGGTGCGGTTTCCAACGGTACTGGTAACACCCGTGTTACCACCGCTGCTCCGTGGCGTGTTGTTGGTGTTGTTCAAGAGAGTGCTGTTACGGTTCAGGCTGTTGCATCAACCTCTGGTTCGTCCACCACCCTCACGTTGGCTTCTGCTAACTCGTCGATTCTTGCAGGTATGCAGGTTATCGCCGCAGGTACTGGTGCCGCTCAAGGTAACTACATCACGGTTACCAACGTAAACGGTACGACCCTCACGGTCAGCAGTGCCATCACCGTTGCTTCTGGTACGGTTTGTTCGTTTATTGGGTTCCCAGAAGTTCTGGTGACTTGGAACGGCAACTTCCATTCCATGAACAACACGACCGGCGTCTAAGGAGTAAATCATGGCTATTTCACGCGCCCAGCTACTCAAAGAGTTGCTTCCCGGCCTGAACGCTCTGTTCGGTCTTGAGTATTCCCGCTATGGCGAGGAGCACAAAGAGATTTACGAAACGGAAACTTCAGAGCGTTCCTTTGAAGAAGAAACCAAGCTGTCTGGTTTCTCTGCTGCACCAGTCAAAAACGAAGGCCAAGCCATCGCTTATGACAATGCACAGGAAGCATGGACTGCACGGTACAACCACGAAACCATCGCTCTTGGCTTTAGCCTGACCGAAGAAGCAATCGAAGATAACCTCTACGATTCGCTGTCGGCTCGCTATACCAAGGGTCTGGCTCGTGCAATGGCTTACACCAAACAGGTGAAAGCTGCTGCTGTTCTGAACAACGGCTTTAACTCTGCCTATACCGGCGGAGATGGAGTTTCGTTGTTTAGCACCGCGCATCCGCTGGTTTCTGGTGGCACCAACAGCAACACGCCTTCGACTCAGGTTGACCTGAATGAAACTTCGTTGGAAAACGCAGTTATTCAAATTGCAGCTTGGACCGATGAACGTGGTCTGTTGATTGCAGCCAAGCCCCGTAAGTTGATTGTTCCTCCATCGCTCCAGTTCGTTGCAACTCGTTTGCTTGAAACTGAACTGCGTGTTGGAACGACCGACAACGATGTGAACGCTCTGAAGAACAATGGTTCTATCCCTGAAGGGTATACCATTAACCACTTCTTGACGGACACCAACGCTTGGTTCCTCACGACCGATGTACCTAACGGTATGAAGCACTTTGTCCGTACCCCGCTGCAAAACAGCATGGACGGCGACTTCGATACCGGCAACGTGCGTTATAAGTCCCGCGAACGTTATTCGTTCGGCTGGTCTGACCCGCTCGGTATGTTTGCTTCATCTGGCTCAAGCTGATGACAAGAAAGGGGAGCTTCGGCTCCCTTTTCTTTTGTTTGCAAACTATGTAAAACAGTGATATAAAGTTTAAACCTAGACCACACCATCCGTTGACTGACTAGGCAGACTTTCCTCAAAAGACAACGGATGCAGAATTGAGGACTTTATTATGGGTTTCGCTTCCCATCTTGGACCGTGGCTGCTTGGCACTAACAAGTACACCACTGGCACGACTGCTGGCACGATTCAGAACATGGGCGCAACTGTTGTTGCCCAAACTGACAATACGACCGTTGCTGATACCACCGCAACTTTTGCGTTTTGTATCCCTGCTGGCGCTCAGATTCTTGAGTTTGTTGTCGACATCACGACCGCTTACGCCGGTACGACGGGTAACACCATCACCATCCAGACTGCCGCTGGCGATTCGTTGGCAACGGTTGGCGGTGCAACCACGACCCCTCTAGCTGTTGGACGCGCAACTGTTGCGTACACTGGCGCTCAAGTTGGCACGATGCTCAACGTCGGTTCTACGGACCTGATTGTTAACGTTATCTACGCTTGTGCTGGTACTGCCAGCGGTGGAGCCGCAACGATTACTTGTCTGTACGTTGTGAAAGGTTCTAACGGCGTAATGTATCCGACCGGCACCCAAAACTAAGTAGGGGGCTGCGATGCAGCAAACTGACGTAAAGTCACAGCACCTCACCGCAAGTGGAAACATTGCGGGGTTGGCTCGCAATCGGTTTAAATCGCTGTCCTACCGGGGCAGCGGGTTGGACGGTTATGTGCGGTTACGTAATGGCGGGTCAAGCGGTGAAATTTTGTGCGAACTTGATGTTGGCACAAGCGATACGTTCACTATCTACGTTTTGCTTCCGGGCGAAGGAATTTTATTTCCCAACGGAATTTACGCCGACATTTCAAATGTAAGCGCACTTACGGTGTTCTATGGCTAAGACCCCGGCGTGGCAACGCAAAGAT